GTTGTGTGTCACTTCCAATAATAGGCACAGCAGCATAACACAATGGGTCTTCATATTTGCCAACCATAAACCCTTGCTCTACAGGTTTAGGATCAAGAATGTCGCTCTTTTGTTGTATTAGTTTCATCGGCGGATCTCACTGATTGCTGGTTGCCCTTGGTTGAAAACAACATCAACAACTGCTTGCACTTTGCGAGCGGTGGAAATACCAACGCTGTCATAAGTTGGGATGCAAACTAAACCAAACTTCTTGGAACTATCACCCAATCGAATCACACGACCAATAGATTGACTGATGCCAATGTAGTCCATATTACGCATAAAGATGACTGCTTCAAGTCCATTGACGTTGATACCTTCAGACAGAATACTGTGGTGGATTACAACAAACTTCTTGTCAGATTGCTTGCCCCATGCATTGAGAGTCTCAAAGAATTGGTCACGATTGACCTTCTTACCATCAATGATTGCACCAGTCTTGGATGTAATCGTCATCCAAGAATATCCACGAAGTTGTAGTTGAGCGCAGAAGTCAGAGTTAGAAATAAGACCCATAATCTGCTTGGTGGTGCGAGCACAGATCAGAGTTTTGTCAATGTTGTTGTCATCAATCGTTTCCAGCAGATTGTCACTATCCTCTGCATACATTACCTTGCGACCCTTAACCAAAGGAAGTTGCTTGACTACAACTTTAGGAGGGAGAATGTAACCCTGTTCAACAAGTTCAGGAGCAGGAACATTGCACAGAACCTGACCATAAACATCACCCCAATTCATGCCTGGTTTAGATGCAGTCAGAGAATGTTTGGGAGTTGCAGTAAAGAAGTATGCACGATCTGATGCATTACTGAAGTATTCAGTAGCAGGGAAGAAGTTACGCTTCACACTGTTATGTGCTTCATCAAAGTAGATATTGTTGACTTCAATATCTGCCTGCTGAATACGCTCAAGCGAGTTGTAAGTAGTGAAGATGATTACATTCTCACCAGCAGTCCGTGCAGTATTAGCAAACAGATGAATCTGTTCGGGTTTGGTAGAAGAATAGTGATGCGTTTCACCACTATGAACATGCATCACATGAGTGTGAGTTGTATTAACAATCTCCAGAAACTCACTGCACAGTTGTTCTGCAAGAAGAATACGAGGAGCAACAACAACAGAAGTCCTACCAATGGGGACAGCATGTTGATGAATAAGATCCTGAATCATGCAGATAGTTTTACCACCACCAGTGGGAACAATGATCTGTCCCTTATCATAAGAGAGCATACGATCAGTGATTCGCTGTTGATGAGGGCGAAGAGTAATAGTCACAGTCAGGTGGTCAGATACCAAAAAACAATTATAGCACCCTTCTAGGCGATTGTGAAGGGTGCTGGTGGTGCTTATACTATAGAGTCACTTTAGAGGTGAGGTATATTATCAGGTGGACATTCTCTTGTTGACTCTACCTGCAATCTTCATCTTACCTTTCTTATCAGGTTGCTGACCAGTTGCTTTTACATACTTATCAGTCTCTTGTTTCTTCATAATACCTTTCAACATTCTCTCACCTTCACCACGTTGCTTATCACGTTCTGCTCTAGTCTTACCAGATGCTTTTTGTGGTTTATACTTTGGTGAAACTTCAGTCTTTTTCTTCTTCGCAAGCAGTTCAGATGCAGACTTTGTTTTCTCTCCTGCTTCTCTTCTCTTGCGCTCCAAGTATGCTTTGCGTTGTGCTTCTTTTGCACTCAATGCAGCAGAACCTCTTTCCTTTTCAGGTTGCTGAACTCTGGTTTCTGTCTTACGTTGAGTACCAATATCTTTGCGTGGTTTGTAATCTTTAGCAGGCACCATCTTTCCACCGCCTGCTGCTTTCATTCTACGCTTTTCTGGTGCAGTTTTCTTACGCTCTGCACCAATTCTACCACCTTCACCAGTTTTCTTGATCTGGGAAGATCCCATCACATCTTTATCATAAACTTCAGTGATAAATTGTGCGAAAGTTTTCATTAGTGGCAGGAAAATCTCCTATTATTTATTAAAACACAGTGAGCAGCAAAAGTCAATAGGGGACAACCAGTTTCCTGATCGTCCCCTTTCTTATCAATCTTCTTCCACTTCTTCTCGCTTCCGAAGTCCTCCCTTACTCACAAGATCATTGTCATAGAAATACTTAACACGTTCACGGCGAGCAGTAAGAAGCATGTCATACTCTTCTTGTTGTTGTTTCGTGAAAGTAAAATCTTGACGCCTCCAAGTATCACGAAGTTCTTTGAGATAGGGGAGCACGTTGGGAGTTTCAGCAGTCATTGTTAAAATCAGTAATCGTAGTTGGAGTTAAGATACTCGTTCATGTTGAAATCATTCTGTTCTTCAATCAAATCAGAAAGATCTTGTTCAATATGATCAAAATTGACCAGTTCTTCAATTTGTTGTTCAGTCAAGAAAGAATCCATAAGTCAGGTGCTTACATTAGTGGTACAGTTTAGTGGTGAGGTATATTTACACAAACCCAGTTTCATTCAACATTTCTAACACTTCATCAAAAGATTTGTCTTTGATCTGTAATGTCACTGCCATTCTATTTTTATAGAATAGTTTTGGTTTGGGAGGTAAAACTGCATGTGGTTTGGATACATCTAACAAATAGGCATCTCCAGGTTGTGCTATAAAACTGGTTGATTTTACTAGATCTCTTTCATTTAGAATATGACCAGTTGTTTGATTCTTAATTTGTTTTCTTTCAGCACTATCATTTGGATAGTAGAATTGTGTAATACATCCATCTGTTTTAACATAGAAGTTAATTATGGTTGATACTTCACTATCAGTATGTGGAGGTATTCTAAAATTAGATTCTAGCAAGTACAACAGACAATTATTTCTATATCTTTCAGGTATTACATTCATCAGTTGTTGATTGTTCTCAACATCAACATATGAATACCAAATACCAAAGAACTTGAATGGTAGTTTGAGTCCGTACTCAATCATCAAGTCCTTTTTTATTATATTGTTGGCAGTAAATTGTTGGTTTAGCTTCTGATGAAACATTATTTTACCAATATTGTTATATCTTTTGCTCCTTGTTCTTTTACAATGCTCTCCCAAAAGATTGCATCATCAATTTTAAGAAAAGTTGCTACCTGGGTCGAGTAACCTTTCTTCTTCGGTTTTAGGTATTTCACTTGGTACATCATTCCAGTGTCGAATTACTCCAGCAACAATAAAACAGTTGGTAATAAGATAAGAGGCAAAGATAAATGTGCGGATGATAGCAACTGTGTCTGATTCTTTATCACACTTGGATGCTTTCTCTCCTATTGCTTTTGCCCACCATCTCCACACTGTTTTCTTCTTCTTCATACATGGATTTCCTTGACCTTACATATTTAAGTTCATTCCATTGTTCACGATAACAAATAACCAAAAGTCTATCATTTCTATGAAATGGAGTATGTCCAACATCTTCACTGTGTCGGGGTGTAACTAATATCTCAATCGTGACATATTGATCACACTTGAAATACACCCATCCCCGTACATGATGTTTCCAAATCACATAATCATTGACCTTTGGTTGATAACTCATAAAAACGCTGCTTCTAATGGTGTGAGTTTAAGTTGCATCGCAGAATACGGAGTTGTATTCTTTATATCTACCTGATCACCTTGCTTGGTGGCATTGATAGGCGCATAGTAACACTTTCGCTTTGTATCATAGAATCCCCATATGGATTTGGGAGTTTTGTCGGTATAAGAAAACTGCCCATGATTACAAATCCAGATAGCAAGAAGATTACGCTTGAATAGTTCAATCTCATAAGAATAACCTTTGGGTGCTACATGTGGGAACGTAAAGTTCAAGTGAGAAACTCCTCAACAATACCAGATTCAATGTTTTCAGCAAGAGCATATGTACGAGAGTTCATGATATTCTCTCGCAAATCTCCATAATATTTCTCATTGTAATTACCATCATCTCTGTCGGTAATTAGATCAAAACATTCATCATCAGTCTCGGCAATTACATTCCAGATTCCACCGTATTCGGAACCAGGAAAGGGAACATAGTGATCAACAATGTAGAGAAACTTTTGTGCCATTTTTAAGTTTAGATTTCAATTATATTTTAGGTTGATGAGTTGCATTTGTCAACTGACGTTCTAGTTCGCATTTGATTGTGATAAGACGATGGTAAATGTATGCTTGCCATTCATTACCCTCCAACAAAGTAGTCAGATTGTCTACCTGTTGGAGGGCAAGAATTAACTTTGCTTTCTCATCCATCACATAAACTCTGCGATGTAATAATCTACGGTAATTTCAAGTTTTGCTGCTTCAACCTCACACTCTGCAATGAAGTCATCAATCATACGATCGACTTGCATTTCTTTGCGCTCTTCGTTGTATTCAATCATTGAAACTGTGCCTCGTCTTTGGGTCGAATGATCTTGAAATAGTATATCAGAAGACTGGTTACGATTGCAACCAGTGAGAGAAAAAATGCGATTGCAAATGAAATACTCATACCGCAAGTGCTCCAGAAGGAATCTCAACTTGCTTGACCATGTGCTTGTCTACACTATAACCAACCTGATGACAAACCCATTCACCATCTACGAAGTGGTATGCATACTCACCACCACAAGTGTCATCAGTATAAGTAAGAAACTCATTCAGGTCTTCATGTAGAACGGGCGGATGATTTTCACCACGCTGGGAATAGTATTGAGGACCATAAACTCCTTCCATACCAGTATCATCCCAACGCTCATCAGTCCAGCAGGAAGACATATCGCCACCGTCAATCAATTCGGAAGCAAGAGACTTACCATTGTAATAAGTCTTCAGGATGCGACCCAACCATTCGGGATAACCATCCC